ATCACCATTACACACGGTGTATACTATGATAAGTAGTGTGTAAACGAATTACGCGGGGTGGAGAAGTAGTAACTCATCAGGCTCATAACCTGAAGATCGGCGGTGCGAATCCGTCCCCCGCATCCAAATAGGAGAATTATATGCCAATGTATGAAACAACAGTAAGAACACCACAAGGTGAAAAGAAAGAAAAAGTCTTTGCGCCTAATGTACAAGAAGCTAAAAAGCTTTTTGAACAAACATATGGTCCACGAAATGTTCCATTCATACCGCATATAATACCAAGTTAATTCGGAGTGTGGCGCAGTCTGGTAGCGCACCTGGTTTGGGACCAGGGGGTCCAAGGTTCGAATCCTTGTACTCCGACCAATCATTTTTTAAAAGAGGAAATAGTATGACATGTAGAGGTTATGATTCAAGGGCAGTTAAAATCCCTAAAGCAGTTAAACGTGCGGCAACGCTAATTCGTGATGCACATGTGCGTGGGGATTTTATTCGTAGTTATGTTGAGATTGAAAAAAGCAATTCACGCACAAGTTCTCGTAAGGATAATAGTAAATGACTAAAGGTAGCTTACCAAGACCCTATAGTGTTGATTTAAAAACGTTTAATAACAACTGGGATAATATCTTTCGTAAGCCTGATCCAAGAATACTTGAGGATCAAAAGAATGAAGATGAAGCGTTTGACAATATTGTTAAACAAACAGAAGTAAAAGATAGTAACCAGGGTGGTTAAATAGAATAACGCATCGTTAACTCAGTGGTAGAGTAGCGCCTTTACACGGCGAATGTCGGGAGTTCGACCCTCTCACGATGCACCAAACAAAGGAAAAATATGTCACAAAGCAGAGCAAGATATACAAGTGAAGAAGCCGCAAACATGGTCGGTAATCGTTTTGATTTAGTTCTTATCGCCTCACAGCGTGTAAGAGAATTAAAGCGAGGACATCGTTCAATGCTTACTACTAAATCAGGACCAATGGTTACTGCATTAGAAGAAATTGAACAAGGACTTGTTGGTAGAGAATATCTAAAACGTATTAGAAAGAATTTGTAAACAATATCTCTCTAGTGTAATGGCAGCATACCGGTCTCCAAAACCGTTAGTCAAGGTTCGAATCCTTGGAGGGATGCCAAATAAAGGAATAATATGCCCGCAGTATTTTTAACAAGTGACACACACTTCGGGCATACCGGAGTTTGTAGATTCACAAACAGTGATGGTTCAAAGATGCGACCATGGACTGATCCAGATGAGATGGATGAAGAAATGGTTAAGCGTTGGAATGAAACAGTACGACCTAACGACAAAGTTTATCACTTGGGTGATGTTGTCATTAACCGCAAAGCATTGAAGATTATGAGTCGCTTAAACGGTGACAAAGTGTTGATTCGTGGTAACCATGATATCTTCCGTGACGATGAATATAGATTATACTTCCGTGAATTACGTGCTTATCACGTGATGAACGGAATGATATTAAGCCATATACCAATTCATACTGAATCGTTAGGAAGATTTGGTACTAACATTCACGGTCACTTACATGCTAATCGTGTAAAGAAAGAAGTTGAAACATTACATGAGTTTGGCGTTCGTGGTAGTAGACATTACATTGATGTACGTTATCATTGCGTATGTGTTGAGCATACAGATTATAGACCCATACTGTTTGAAGATGTTATAAAACGTATTGAAAGTGAAGGTGGTAGTGTTGGATTTAAAAACGGTAATGGACCTACAATGTAAATTAAAGGTTGACAATAATACCGTAATGTATTATAATAAGTTTTAATCAATACTTATTAAGTTTTATGAAAAAGCATATTACTCTTGCCCTTTTTTCAATAACATTGCTTGCAGGATGCGGGGGTGGCTCATCTGCTTCCCCTACAATTATTGAACCACCTATAATTAATGGTAACATTGTTACAACCGATCTGTCTCGCCAATCGGTTAGGGGAGTATCATGTGATTTGTTCAATAGTGATATTTCTGATGTTGCAAAATTTAAACTTTTTCAATTAGGCAACATACAGTCCTATCATTGTTTACAGGCACATAAATCAGATGGACATCCTACAAAATCTGGTGATTATGCTTATAGATTTGAGTTGCGTCCTGAGGATTGTACTTGGAATACAAGTCACAATGATTGTATTAATGATAGAAGTAGGACTGAAATTGAAGATGATACCGGTGGAATTAATGTATATAATAAAGAAATAGTATGGGACTTTTGGATGTACATTCCGGAACAACCTAGATTTAAACCAGTAGGATCAGGACATTTATTTGTATCACAGCTATTAACAATGTCAACTACTAGATGCTGTTTAAACTATTTTGGATTTGCACAGATACTAATTTCTAGTGAAAATAAATTAGCTGTTCGCCCTCTAAATGAATTTTCATTTACATCAGCCGCTGATACGTATCCTACAGTTGATATCAATGCCATTGACAATCCGTACAATCAGTGGATTAATATACGTTATGAAATAAAAACATCTATGTATAGTGACGGGTACAGTCGTGTTAAAATTAACGGAAATACTATACTAAACACTACTGGGCCAAATGTGTTAGATAAAGATTTGCGAGTAATGTTGCGGTTAGGTTTATATAATGGATCTAAGTCAAAGACAAGAGAGCCGTATAATACACAAGTAATCTATTATGATAGTATCACTAAGTCAATTAAATAAAAATAGACCCTTCGGGGTCTATTTTTTTGGCTATCATCTGACTATTTGATTGTTAGAATAATCTTGTAAATACATACGACCTCTAGGTATTCTATTCTTTATGGCATATTTTTCTAATTCTTGCATGGCTTGTTGTTGAGTTTTATTTACTGCTGTAGCAACTTGCCTTCCTGCATTATAAATTCGCCAATCACTTATACGTGGCCCTTCTGGTTCAGTGGGTTGAGTTGCTTGTGTAGCTTGAGTAGCTTGAGTTGGTGCCGGCTCAGCTGGTTGATTTACAAATTCATCATCAGGTGGTAGATTTTTTCCTGGTGCACCGGGAACTGATTTATAACTTTGAGGGAACTTTGCTACTATCTGCTTGGCAGCTTCTCTAACATCATACCCTTCAGGTGGGCTAATTTCTTTACTGCCGGTTTTTACTTCACCTGCTTTTGTAAGCATAGCTTTAACAATTTCTTTCATTAAACCAGGGAATCTTTTAGAAAACTCAAGATCAGCACCAGTTCTATTATATCGTTGATCCTGTGTGCTGTTTACTAATTGACTAGTAGGAGCATGTAATTGCCACTTGCCATTTTTATTATCAATATTTTGTTTATCAATAATACTAATGATAGGACCGTCAGGTGCATAATTATTAAACCAATTCAATCCACTAGAACCACCGGTACAGAAATTACTCATGTGTCCTGTTTGATTGTTAAATGTATAACAAGCACCATAGTTTAATGGCATTATAACATGAAATCTGTCATTATCTAATAGTACTATTTCTTTTCTATTGCGTTTATGTTTTTCTAATGCTTCGGCGTCTTTAATTCTTCTTAAAGTATTACGATACTCATCTTTTTCCATTGCCTGTTGTAACGCCCGTATACTAGGAAATTTATTAAAATCTTGGTCTGGCTTCTTTAATAAACCACGTGTGCTTAATGCTTGCCAAGCACCCAGTGCGTCACCGCCCTCACCATTCAAATCTTCATAATCTATAGCGTGATTATTATATAATTTTAATAACCAACTATCAAATTTACCTTCTTTACTTAAATCACCATACTCATTTTTAGCCAGTGTTTGATTAACTAATTTACTCCAAGCTTGAACATAATCAGCAACTGTAGGTCTTGGACCCATATCTGCTATTTCATTTTTTGGGAATGTTCTATCGTGTCTAACAGCAATAGCTAACATTTTTGCTAGCTTGGGGTCTTTCATTATATTAGTACTGATATCGGCTTCTGTTAAAAAGTGTGTTGCTCTCATTATACTAAACTCCTCTTTAGATATGCGAGAACAGCACTTAATTTATCTCTATCTCCGTTAGCTATATCTGATAATACCTTTACCATACCTTCAGTTTTTTCTGTTGTTAAACCATTATCACGATACCTATAACCACTAGTTACATTACCAGTAAGTTGTGGATAGTAATATCTGGCTGCTAATATTACACTAGCACTCACCGCATTGCCAAGGACGTCACTTATCTCATTGTTATCTAAACCTTGGATTGCTTGGTCAATTAATTTTACTTGGTCAATTTTTTTATCTACTTTATGATGAGCATCATTTTTTGCCATACTAGCAATAACACCATTGATATCAGCTTTGGAAGCAACTAATATTTTTCTAAAAAGTGGTTTGAATCGTTTGGTCAAGGTAGTTACATTAACAGTGTTAAAGTCTGATATAGGTTTATTCTTACCACGATTTTGGTTTAATTCTTTGGAGTATTCACTATCTACAAAGTAAAATTTTCTAGCATCACCTATAATACTTTTTAACAAACCATTAGCATCAGTAACATTGTCTGCAAAGGTAGAATATATCATATTGCCTTCATCTGGATCAGGTCTACCGTTACTAGTAAATATTTGATAGGATCCAGACCTTGATGCCCTGCTACGATAAGTATCGGAACCTATATATCTTACTGCACCAAATCCTTTATTACCTGCTATTAGCAACCATGTACCGGGCTTGTCTTTGAGATCAGTCCATTTAGGTCTGATTGCAGGTTCAGGTTGAACATCATGTCCTAAAGCTTCTTTAGAATGTAGTTGTTTTAATACTTCCTGTGCGCCCGGCCCAGTAAACTGAGCCATAGCTGTGCTGGCTTCTGACACTATGCTTTCGCATAATTGCGAAAAATACTTATAATTATCCATATATGTATTTATTCTTTTATAATCATTTGGTTCCAATAATCATATAGCGTTTATATCCATTAGTAGCATATGGTATGTTTTTTACTCCGGAATATAACAAATTACTCAGGTTAAACTTATTAACTAACTCATCTAAACTATCAGTAGTTTGTTTAATAAACCAGGGAAATTCTGGATCTTTCATATTAGTAGTCTGAATACATACTAAACTACCATTTGAAACTGAATCATACCAGTTATTGTTATCCATTTGGTCTATGCTACAATTAATGAAAATACTGTTAGCATGTAGACTGTAATCATATTCGTTCACATCTTGTACATGATTGTAAACTTTGGGGGATTCGTATTTCCACATGTCACACACTTTATTAGCATTATTTATTGCTTCTGGATTAATGTCATATCCATGTACAGTATTATAGAATGTAGGTTTGCGAGTAAGTAACATAAATGCTAAAAGATTATCCCAACAGCCTAGAATATGTAATGTGGGTTTTGTAAGACATTCACGGTATATAGCTGTTTCTAGTTCCTCACATAACCATAGTTTGCTTTTAATCAATCCATGATAGAAAGATTCATGTGTATCAAATTTATCTGAATTTGTCATTTTCATTGGCTTGCGTATTTAATAATGTTTTGATGGTGTTATTCCATTTAATATGAGAATTAGTCAGTTTTAATTGTTTAATTAACTCTATTTTATAATTTATTAGGTTAAATGATTTTGTTTTATGGTGTTCCCAACCATGATTTTTTATTCTAGATTTCAACTCTGGGTACATAATTTGATACATACGTGATTTAAAATTAGATATATTCTCACCGAGTATATGATTATTTAAATGTATGTCTATTAGTTTAACACTGGAGTCTAAACTGTAGCTTATCATATTGCCAATTCCATGTATACCTTTATCAGTCATAAACCGTTCGTAACTAGCATATTCTAATCTAAAAGGTGATAAGACTTTATTTGGAATATGTGTTTGTGCCCATGGCCAATCTCCTCCTATAATAGGGAAATAATTACATTGTTCAATTAACCATAAATGTGTCGCTACATGCGGTTCTATGATATAATAAGGGGTCAGATATTTTAAATGTTCACCATTCTGAAAAAATTTATCTGCATCCAAATCAACCAATTTATGAGTTATATTATTTTCTCTACAAAACTTTTCTGCATAATACAAATCATGGGTATTAATGATTAACCCTTCTATTTTAATAACTAATGTGATTGCTATGACTGGTATATTGTTTTTTATACAGGATAACAATACTAACTCACTATCTAATCCACCGCTATATAATACTTCTACATATTTGGTCTGTCTGTTTGATAAATGGTCATTGAATATGTCAGTAATATTACGGTTATTTTCGTATGGAACATCTAATAATTCTGTGGTAAATTTATGAGAATTTTCCCCTAATTCTAGGGTACATTTCTTAAACCCACTTAATCCAACATTCCATTCAATAACATTTTCCATAACAATATTTAGTAGTTAAAAAATGTCGCTAAATAATAGCATATTTTGAATTTATGCTAAATACGAATAACACTACACCGAGGTTAAAATGCTACACTTCATTAAAGACATCACACACAAACTATTAGAATTTATTAAAGACGATCCAGTAAGACCTGAAATCTCAACCGATTTTAGAGTTAGTAATGGACGATTAGTGGCAGCATTAACTGATGAATCTGAAGATAATCCGGATGCTATGGTATGTGTTAGTTTCCATAATTTTATTCCAGAAAATGTAAAAGATTTAGATAATACTACTCAAGTACCAACAACTGCAGTATTTTATACAATATGGAGTTATAAAGCCGGTAAAGGTGCTGAATTATTATATAGAGCGGTTAAGGGTATTCAGGAACAATATCCAAGTGTTACTAGATTTGTAACATTAAGTCCTAAAACTAATATGGCAAGGAGATTCCATTTGCGTAATGGAGCTATTGTTTTTAGAGAGAATATAGAAACAATTAATTATGAATATACCCCAATAGTAAATACAGATAACTTGGAGAATAATAATGAGCAAAGAGAATCTATTAATAGTTAATGAAGTAGAAGATGAAGATCCGGAAATGTGGCAATATGAACATAGTGCCATTATAGCATCGGAATTTATTAATGATGTATTATTGGAACAATTAGATAAATTTGAACATGATAATGATGATGACCAATATATATATGGTATTGCAAGTCATGGATTATTTATTTCATTAGTAGCACGTTTAGGTGAAATGGGATATACCGAAAAAGAATTGCGTAAGGAAATTAAGACTTGGCTTAATACAAGTGTAGGACAAGTAGTTCACTAATACTTAAGTATTACATTTTTAACAAACAAAAGTACTCATTTAGCCCCCTGAGGGGCTTCAAAATCGCTAGAATACTCAGGAACGCACTCTGATACACTTCTAGCGGTTTTTGCCAATATTTGACAATAAATGGGTTTTCGTGTACAATTCATCTATGAACTCAAAAATCGTCCGCAAACGTAGAACAGATCGCAATCAAGTGATATACTATATCCGTGATACAGTAACACTTGAGTACTATGTCGGTTTGACCGCACTTTGCTTCAATGGTAATGTTCGCAAGACACTGACCCGTCGTATGCAAAAACATATGCAACGGGCCATGACTGAGAACAAAGATTGGGGTTTAAGCCGTGCATTACGTGAGCGTGGCGCCGAGCGTTTTGTATTTGGAACATTGGAAGTTGTACGTGGTAAGCGTCCTGCTCATGCACGTGAGACAGAATTGATTAACACATTGCAACCAGCATTAAACACATTTGGAGTAAAGTAATGAATCAAAAAATTGAAGATTTGATGTATCATGCAGGACTAACCGCACAAGGATGCTGGGATGAAATGGATGAGTATGATAAACAGGCTATAGAAAAGTTTGCCGAATTGATTGTAAAGGAATGTATGAATGTTTTAGATCCGGGCGGCCATCAATTGATAGCACGTTTCCACACAAGACAGTGGTTGTCAGAACATTTTGGAATAAAATGAAATTAAACGATATCCTACAATGGTCAGGCGCATTCTTTGTAATTATCGGGCATGTTTTTAACTCAATAGGTCCTAGTGTTTATCCCTACAACATTGTAGCATTTACATTAGGTACTGTTGCGTTTTTGTCTTGGGCTAGTCGTGTAAAAAATAGTCCACAAATAGTAGTCAATGTAGTGTCAATGGTTACTTGTTTAATTGGTTTGGTTAACGCTTGGAGATAAGATGAACAAATTAGTTAGAGATGGAATGGTTGCTGTATTATATAGCCCTGACTATGGTTCAGGATGGTATACATGGAATACGAACCATCCTGAATTATTATTTGATCCTGCTATCGTTCAATTGGTAGAGGAAGAAAAGTTTGATGAATTGAAAACATATGTTACATTAAAGTATCCCAACATATATGACGGTGGTATGTGGGAATTGAAGGTAGCATGGATACCTGAAGGTGCAATGTTTAGAATAAACGAATATGACGGCGACGAATCTATTGAATTGAAAGATGATGCAGATTGGTTTACGGCATAAGTAATATATTATTGGGGGCTGATTAATGAATAAAAAAATTAAAGAAATTGCCAAAGAGGCTGGATTTGTTACTTGGGCTAATGAACCACATGGTCCAGGTAAAGGTAATATTGATTGGTCTAGTTCCTATGATAAAGAACTAGAAAAATTTTATGAACTGGTTGTACGTGAATGTGCTAAAGAAGTTAACAATGTGTATAAACAGGGTGGTGGCACCTATGCTGAAACTATTTTGAAAAAAATGAATGTTAAATTAAAATGATACTTTATATAACTAATAAAGACCGTACAGTGTTTCTTCCATATGAAGAAGGTATGATTGAATGGTTACATGAAAATTATCCCTTCAGTAAATATCGGATAGAGGAATATGAAAAGTAAAGAAGAAATTATCACTGATATGTGCTATACATATCGGCATGATTATGGATTAGATAAAGATCCTAATGATCCATCATGGGTTGCAGGAATGACATTTGATGAACGTAAGGGTTTGTACAATACAATGAAGCAAATCTATGAAAATAATATTGAACCAATGGTGAATCAGTATAAAGATTTACAAGAAGGTAATAGTGTTATTCTACCTAAAGACAAAGACCATGCTGAAGCAATGGTACGTGTTGGAATGTTTTATTTGGAGAAAAAGAATGGAAAAAGATAATAGGGTTGAAATTGAATTAGATTTGAATGAACATGAGGTGTATTTGTTGGCTATGGAAGCCCACAAACGTGATATTACACTAAATAAGATGATAGAGGGTATTTTACAGGAAGTAATTGACAAACATACAGTCAACGGAACACTTGCCTAATACGTTATATAAGTATAGGAGATAGTTATGAAAAAGATTCTAGTAGCATTATCATTATTAGCTGTAACCGGAACAGCAATGGCACAACATCACGGGCACGGTTTCCGTCATCATGGCCATCATCGTGGTCCAAGTATGGGTTGGTGGGTAGCCCCTGTGGTTGTAGGGGCGATAGGTTATGAATTAGGTCGTCAACAGGTTATTGTTCAACAACAACCAATAGTTATTCAACAACAATCTATTCCTCCTAGCATAACATGTACCGAATGGAAAGAGGTACACACTTCTGATGGTAAAATATATAGAGAACGAACCTGTAATCAGTAACCAAAATCACTTGTGCAATATCGTTCAATATGTTACAATATGCATATGAACGATATTTTTTATGGAATTTTCAATTGGATCAAAGATGACTACCGTACTAATCCTTTTAGGTTTATCATTGAGTTGCTTGCTTGGGGTATTAGCATTGGCTGTTCAATCGCAATGGCACTCACCGTCCCCAATCCGCCTTTACTTGCTTTGTACCCTCTTTGGATCATCGGTTGTGGTCTCTATGCTTGGGCTAGTTTTACTAGGAAATCTTTTGGCATGTTGGCTAACTACTTGCTACTTGTAACAATTGATAGTGTAGGATTAATAAGGATGTTAATGTGATAAACAAATTAGAACAATATAAAAAATACTTTAGTTTTAAAGGTACAGCTTCACGTAGCGAATACTGGGGAGTATACTTAATTAGTTGGTTCCTACTAGGTCTTACTAGTTCATTAGCTTTTATATTATTTGTATTAAGTTTACCCTTTACTATCGTGGTAATAGGAATACTTGGTTGGATTACTTCTCTTGCAATATTATGTGCAGGTAGTATATTGTCATGTTGGTTATGGATTGCAACCACAATTAGACGTTGCAACGATGCCGGAATCAATCCTTGGTTTTCTATTACCATACTATTACCTCCGCCATTCGGCACTATTCCTGTCATTGTATTTGGATGCTTAAAACCAGATTCTGATAAAGGTTGACATAAATACGTTTCCCATGCTATAATATGCATTATGAAACGAAAAATCTTATCCTTTACTATTGAACAGCCCAAACATCGGGCTCATAGAGTGTTGTTTTCTTGCAACACTCCGTTCAAACCTAAGGTTGTAACATCTAAAAAGGGTGAGTACATACGTAAACCTAAGCATCCAAATCGCACCGAAATTTGACAATAAATCAGTTTGGTGCTACAATACTTGTATTGAATCATTAAAAGGAAACAAAAATGACACTTAAACAAAAAGCATTACTCCAGACAGCAGGCATTGTTGTCGGAGTATCATTCGGATCAGTAGTACTTACATATCTAATTTCTGTAATTAGCAGAGACACATTGGTATATATTACCGGTTCTGCATTGTTCGGATTCTTGTTCTATTCCATATATGGGCTTGTTTTAAACAGGCTAGAGTCTAAGGAAACTTTGGATAAATTGTCATCCAAAATTTGACAATAAATGGTTTTGGTGCTACAATAGAGTCTTATTCAGTCAAAAGGAGTTATTATGAACATTAAGCAAATTAATACTGCTATCATGCAGGGTGATCTTACTAATGAAGAATTGAATAGCATCGGTGATGCAATTCGTTTTGCCCGTGCCCAACTAGTGGTGCGTAACAAATCGGCATTGACGATCGGATCTAATGTTAAATTTACTAGTTCAACCCGTGGTACTATCTCCGGTGTTGTAAAGAAAATCAATCGTAAATTTGTAATTGTAGATCAACCGGGTCAGTTCCGTAGTTGGAGAGTGCCCGCTAACATGTTGGAGGTGTTATGAGTTATTTTGTCGGAATCGTGATTGTCATTGCCCTCGTTGCAATTGGCCCGTTACTGACTATTTGGTCATTGAATGTGTTGTTCCCAATGTTAGCTATTAAGTACTCATTAGAGTCCTGGCTAGCTGTAGTGATTTTAGGTGGATTGTTTAAAGTAGGAAAACCAAAATGAGTGAATTAGAAATTGATATCGTTGAAATGTTGGGGCAAGGTACACACCCTGCAACTATCTCCGCTGTATTGGAAGTGCCCGTAACTTGGGTTTATGAGGTGTCCGATTCCTTGAAGGGTAAGGAAGTGTTTAGCCCATACAAAACAGTCAACTCCTAAATTTGACAATAAATGGATTTGGTGCTATAATAGAATCTTAAACAGTTAAACAAAGGACTAACAAATGGCTTACATGAATCAAGAACGCAAAGCAAAGATTACACAAGCACTTAAGCCTATCTTGGCTAAGTATAAGGTTAAAGGATCTTTGTCAGTTCGCAACCATATGACTATTGTATTGACCCTCAAATCGGGTGCTATTGACTTTATTGGTAATAGCAACAAGGTTTGTGGTAATGATTTCTATCAAGTGGCTCGTGGGTTCAAACCTACTACAAGTGGTTACGATCAGGTGAATCCTTACTGGTTCCAGGATCACTATGATGGTGTTGCTAAGGAATTCTTGACCGAGGCTTTTCAAGCATTAAAAGCTGCCGATTGGTATGACGAATCGGATGCAATGACAGATTATTTTAACACGGCATACTATGTTGATGTTAACATTGGCAAATGGAACAGTCCATACATTGTTCAATAAATCAAATAATGGGTAACACAATGGTTGACAATAATGTCCGATTGTGTTATCATTATAACAGTGCTGAGTAATATCAGTACATTTTTTAAACTTAGCTTTTTTTAAAGGAAACATAATGGCTAATTCTAATCAAACTTTCAAAGTCGCTGGTATTACTATTCACAATGGTAACGCTAAAGTTCGTTTTACAGATGACATGGTCCGACGTATCAAGCAATTCACTAAAGGTGGTGCTAGTCGTGTAGACTTTGTTGAGTTGCCGTCAGAAATGACAAAGGTAGAAGCATTAAAATATCTTGCTACTCTATCTGAGTTTGCTAGTGCATCAGATCAGGCAACTATTGCTGATACACTTGAAGATAAAACTAAAGAAGCAAGTAAAGGTGAAGTTAAAGTAAAAGCTTCCAAAACAAAGCCTAGCATTGATGCTATTAAAGCACGTGCTAAAAAAGCAAAAGTGTCCGCAGAAGATATTCTTGCGGCAGTTGAAGATGCTCCACTCTAAAAAACAGGGCTTCGGCCCTATTAAATTATGAATCTATCTACATTCCGTCGTTCGTTTAACCCTCGTAGAGAATTTAATCCGGCAGATAAAAAAGATTTGCTAGAATTTAAATACTTTAAACAGAAAGGCAAATGGAAAACTGGTTGTCCATTCTATTTAGAGGATCCATTTGTTGAGATTCCGGCAATGTGTGAAAGTAAATTCACTAACTACATGCTAACGAAGATGTAAAAAAAAGCCCCTTAATTGGGGCTTTTTTGTGGGTTATAATATTAGGTCCATGTAGTTGATAACTGTGTCGCAATCAATGCCGGACTTGCAGTTTTACTTGTATTAGTGCTTGGAGCAAATGCAACATTTAGATAGAACAACAATGAAGTAGTTGTACCAAATACTGCGTTACCTGTACCAGTTGGGATACTGAATAATACATTTAGTAATGTGCAAACAGAGCCAGTTGTATTTAATGCAACACCGTTACTATTGGTAGCAGTATTAGTAATAATACTGTTAGTTACAGTTAATGTTCCACCATATACTTCAATTGCGGCCGCGTTGTTTGCATCAATTTCTGAACTATCAATAGTCATAACTGTACCGGTACGGACAGCGGCAACTTGAACATTACCGGAAGTTTCAATATCAGTTATATAACAGTTACCTGTTGTAACGTCAATACAATAAACATCGCCGGTACCACTATGTGCTAAGTGTCCAATATTCAAATGTAACACGGAGGTTACATTTGAATTATCCATAAAGATACAAGTTCCGGATCCGTTTGTATCTAACCAAACATCACGAATGAATAGTCTCTGTGCCGCACTACCAGTGAAATCAATACAAGTTCCGTTAGTTGGTGCAACAAGTCTTAGATTGCTTATTGAGTAGTGATTACTTGATATAGAACCAGTGCTTGAAGATACTGTAATTGTACCTGTAATAGTTGGACTACCGTGTGTACCCGTACCAAAACTAGTCAACCAAATTCCGGGTTGCATTGTAATGTTTTCAGTAATGTTATTTAATAATAGAACAAATGCAGGGTTACTATCAGTATATCCTGCAGTTACGGCCGCTGATATAGCCGCCGTAACTGTTTTAAAAGGTTGTATTGGTGTACCAATTGCAGTATAAGTATCTGATCTACTTGGATCAACATAAAATGTATTAGTTTGTTGATATGCAATATTACCACCACTACCGATGAAGTAATTTGCTGTTACTGCATTACCTAAGTTAACATTAGCATTGATAGAAATATTGCCAGCTGTATTAGCAACAATTTCTACACCGTTATTAAAACGAATATCTGCTTGCTTGAATGGAGTGGTCGTCCCCGCTACATTTAAATTAATGAATTGCAAGTCAAGACCGTAATCAAATCCTGAGCCAGGAGTTGAGTTTTTCATACTAACACCATATGCTGAACCAGCGGTAGTCAATCCACCGTCACCGTCTAAGTAAGCAACAACAGCCGCATTTGCTGTAGTTGTTTGATCTCCCACAACACCAAGTAAACCAGTGTTAATAAATTCGCTTGCATTAGTACCGGTAACTAAGTATTGACCGGTTACACCGGCTACATAATTGCGTGTTTTAGTTAGATTGCTACCTGTTACACGACCACGCACTGCTTGTGCGCTAGCCGGATCATTTGCGTCATTGCTACCAAATGCTGAATCAATTGCTAATATACTACGTACTCCAACTGTTGCACCACCACCGACTGTATTAGCAGTACCGGTTACATTTGCATTACCATTTGGAATATTAATGTTACCACCAGTGATATTACCTGTTGTTGTAATTGTGTTACTACCGGCAGCAATAATACCAATAATGTTACCGCCAGTAATATTACCTGTTGTGCTAATTGTATTGCTACCAAACGCACTCATTAAAGTTACTACATTGCTATTACCGTATGTAGTTGCGTCACTTGCCCAACTTAATACGCCACTGCCGTTAGTAGATAATACTTGACCTGCGGTACCACCGGTAATTATTATATTACCTACAGCACCAAGATTAGCTGTAGTAGAAACATTTAATATAGTTAGTGATGCTGATCCAGTAGAACTTATACCACTAGTGTATACTGTACCTGTTACATTAACATTGCCAGCTCCAACATTACCTGTAAATGTTGGCAGATATGCGGCAACGTTGCTGTCAGTATATTCATTACCTGCATAGTTATTAACTTTATATGAATTTACTGTTTGATTAACTGCGCTAACAGAGATAGCTTTATTAGTGTTATATACAGTTACAACATCAGCTGGCTCATTGCTAGTTGCTGATGTAATAGTTAACGATGTTCCTGAAGCTGTTTGAGTAGCTTGATTATAGGTTGTTGTAGCACCAGATACTTGTGGTGCAATACCTCTGGCTACTGCTGTTCCGCCTGATGTAGCTGAACCTGTACTAGCAGAAACTGTCGGAGGACTTGTTCTTGCTACTGACGGAGTTGGTGTTTCTAGTGATCTTAATACAGAAGGATCGGATCCGCCGATCATTGGTGGTGATGTTGCCATTATAATGGTCCTTTAGTTGTTATATTACTATTTAGTCTAAAATATCTAATTACGGGTTGTTAACTGACTTAATTATCCAATAATCACTGCTCATACTTGAATTAGTAACAACATTAAATGGCATATAGAAGTATCCCTTAGCACCCCAATTTGTACCCCAACTGTTTCTTGCAATAAAAACCTTCTTACGCTTATCATATCCAACTAGTAATACAGCATGACCACCTAACAATCGTTCACGCCTTGTGTTTGGATAAGGCATATTACCAGTTCGTGCTACACTAGCAGACATAAAACTAGTATATACATGAAATCCCATTACAATAGGATAACCATTTGTTAATGCGTCTATACATCCATTAAAATCATTTACTCTTTCGTATCGTGTTACTTTACGATTCAACGCATCATTTTTTGCTTCAGTAATTGGTTCTTGTCTAAACTTTCTAATATCATGCGGCCACAATGATTCTAAACTTGCACCATAGTGATTTGTTGCTTTAATCCCATCACGAATATATGCCCCACTATCATAATTAACTGTACCAAGTAGTAAACGTTCATAATAGTAAATGAATAATCTACTAATATCTTTGTGTTTGCCATTACGTTTGTTTAATAGTTCTATTGCACCTGCTATTGCCTGACCGGTACAACTTCCAAGATTACCTTGATTTTCAATTGGACTGCAATAACTTCTTAAATCTACAACATTAGGACTTACTTTAGATGTTACTTGATATTTGTAATCTCTTGTATCTATTTTATCAGTTTTCCATATTAAATTAAATTTGTCGTCAAGTGTCCTAGGTATGACTTTTTTGTCGGCAGGGGGATTGAAGGTATGATCCTCATTTGTGTTTATTATTGTGCGAGGATCTTGTTTCATAATAATTCCTTAACTGAATGTGAAAGGGTAGTTTTACAGTTTAGTATAACCATAATTAACAACTGCGTTAGCACCGCTATTGTTAGTGATACCAAATGTAAACACATTAGCCGTGTTACCTAAATAAGTATTAACATTGCTGATTGAACCTACTGTGCCAGTAAACTGATCGGGTATTGTTGTAAACACTAATGCATTTCCAACTGAGTAATACCAAGCATACTGACTGCCTAGTACCGGTACATTTGTATTTGTAACAACAGCAGTCGCAGTATATGTTATAATACCGTTTGGAATATTACCGTTAACCCAGATTGAGTAAGTTCCATTCAATGGTACACTAATGTTTACTGTATTATTGCCGGACGCAAGTGTCCAACTACCTGCAACTTTAGTAGCAACATTAGATAATCCACCACCGTTACCAGTAAAGGTAGTAGCTGACACTGTACCTGGTGCCGTCAAGTTACCTGTATTGTCAAATTGCCAAGTATTGAGTGTACCAGTAGCGTTTGTTTGAATAGTAGCATTAGTAGCATATGCTGATATAATACTAGTTGCGGCACCTGCATTAGTCATGGACAACAATTGTGCTGGATTGTTTGTACCGTTGTCTACTGCCACAATACCGATTGACGCATTTGCTACTGTCTTAATGAATCCGCCCGATGAACCTGGTATTGTTAAATTACCAGTACTATCAAAGTTCCATCCGTTAGTACCAGCACTAGTTATAACTATATTGCCATTACTAGTTGCGATATTAACATTGCTATTACCATTAGCAATAGTTGTTACACTTCCAGTCCAAGCTGTATTTTGTTCAGTTGCATCGGGGAATGTGATTGTTGCACCAGTACGTGATAATTCAAGCGAATTATTAGCATGAGATATTCTACCAAATATATTACTTGATAAGAAACCACCAGTACCAAATATAATATCTTTTGTTGTACCCTGACTACCGGTTGTTAATACTAGATTTCCACCGCCACCTAATAGTGTTTGGCCAGGACCATATGATTGCACAAATACATATCCGTCACCGTTGCCGGTTATACTATAATTTGCATCTCCAAATCCTGAACTAGTAAAGCCCAGAGATGCTTGTCCACCAGTGTCATCACCTTTTGCACCAAGTGCCACCCAGTCAGCACTACCATTATCTGATACATTATTAACAACAGCTTGAACATATGCAAAATTATTACTACTTGCTATAAAAACCTCATGCTCAATGCCAGTCAATGTATTAGCGCCTGGACCAATGTAAATACTTGTACCACCTAATACAACATTATCTGGTGCGTAGAATGTACCATCATCACCAAATATAAATTCATGTGCGGCTGCATTAGAATAGATTGTAAAGTTAGCATTTGCTGTTCCAACAATATCACCGGGTAATGTTAAGTTACCAGTTGTGTCAAATGTCCAAGAAGCGCCGTTGCCAGCATAATCATCAGCGTTGATTACTACATTACCGTTGGCTTCTAATTTTACAAACCTACTGTCAGCCCCAAAGTATTGGTCATAATAAGCATTGTTGCCAGTGTCAAGGTGTATGTGTGTGGGAGCATCACCGCCACGCACTCTCAAGTATTGTACTGCGCTATTGGCAATGCTGCCATTTCCAGGGGCCAAAAACAATCCGGTACTGCCAAATTCATCGCCTGTGCCAATAACAATATTATCGTCAAATGTGACGTTACCTGTGTTAGCACCACCGCCACCAATTGATACTTGTGTACCGTTAGCGTAGTTAACAGCAAAAGTATTACCTGGTAGTGTTAGGTTACCGGCAGTGTCAAATGTCCACATAGCAGTATTGCTATTACCATCATTACTGTTGATAACAACATTACCTGTGTTTGCTAACTTAACATATAAGTTATCACTACCTAAGAACAACTCGGTTGCATACAAGTTTCCACTTGTCAAGTGAATGTGATCACCGTCAGCCGCTGTTGGATATATTAATAACTGTTGATTAGCAGTAGTTCCACCTGCTGGTTTTAAAGCAATGGCACTACCACTAAGTGCGCCGTCCGGAATGTTGGTTTCATAAACAACACTATTCAATGGCAAGTTTAAGTTACCATTTAGGTTGATATTTCCACCAGATGTGAATCCACCGTCTGATGAGATTGGTAGTAAGTTTGCTGCCATTTTATTTTTCCTTATTCTTATTAATCTACTGCAATACCAAATTCGGTAGCATCATATGTAACCCAACTATTGGCTGCGCCTGAGTTAATTGTTACTGTAATTTCCATTATGTTAGAGCCGTTCAGGTCAACTACTACTGTACTGTTACTGATTGTTGGTGGTTGAACTCTGTTGCTTACTGTGTAGTAAGTATTACCACCTGTAGATGTAGCAGACACATCAAAAAATTCAAATCCTAAACCAGTATGCTGAATTTGCATTGTAACTTTCATTGAAGTTGTGTCAACACTGGTAGCAGTGTAAACAGTAGTCGGTGTACTACCAGTAATTTCAGCACTGTATCTAAGCCCTGGGATAATCTTGCGCTGACTTTGAATTACTGTCTGCTCGTTGATAGTGTTACCTACATCCAATTCAATAGTTGGCAATCTTAGATTACCGTCATCCTGAAATTGCCATTGCCAAGCGTTAGTACCTGTATCAGTATAGATGTTTACTGCACTAGATGCTTCAAGACTGATAGCATTAGAGCTACCAATATCAATGTTGTTTCCGTCATTACCAATAGTTCCGCTATTAGGTAATTGAATTATGCCTTCACCGTCGAATATCCAAGTGCCACCGGGTCCAACATCTCCACCAGATATGATTAGTTGTATTTGTCCTGCTAATGCGTTTGCACCGGCGTCGCCTGATCTCAGAATGATACTGCCACCAGGATCACCATTACCAGTACTATCACCGGCATTTATGGTTACGTCACCGCCTGAATTACCTAGGTCAATATTACCATTGTTTGTACCGGCATTGCCTGCATTAAGTGTAAGAGAACCGCCGCTTCGTGCAGAGATATTAGCACCTACGGCATTACCGCCAGCACCGGCTTCAATGCGAACAAATCCACCATCACCACCAAAGTCAAGATTTGATGCGCCACCACGACCGGCTTCAATAACAATGTCACCTGCTGATGTATCACTATCTTCAGCACTATCACCTGCATAGATATTAATGTCACCACCTTCACTAGTGGATCCCGCATCACGATCACGGGCTTGTATCAAAATGTCATCGGCTGAATATAGATTAATATCTGCACCGTTACCAGAAGCACGGTTATCAATAGTAATTGTATTCCCACTAATAATAGTGCCGGGGATGCTAATATTGCCGGTAGTACTGTCAAATGTAAAACCGGAATTAGCACCAAAATTACCACTGTCATTAAACTGTATTTGTGTATTAGAACCACCTGGTGTACCGTTACCACCGCCTGCTACTGCCGCAAATACACCATTACCGTATAATACATTGCTATTGCTACCAGTTAAGTTAATGTTAGCAATGTTGCCTATGTTAGTAGCAGTAATGTTGCCCGTCGCTGACAAGTTGCCATCCACTGTGGTGTCGTGTAAATCAGCAGTACCATTTACACTTAGATAGCCACCGGTTGTGAGTCCAGTACCAGATTGTATTACACCACTAGCAACAACTTCGGCGCTGGTCATTAAATTACCATCGATAGAAATATTTCCAGCCGTATTAGCAACAAGTTTCACACCGTTATTAAAGCGAATATCTGCTTGTTTGAATGTAGAAGTAGTAACTCCTCCCAAATTTAAACTAATAAATTGCAGGTCTAATCCGTAATTAAATCCTGAATTAGGGGTTGAGTTTTTCATACTTACAGCATAGGCTGCATTTGCAGTAGTTAATCCACCATCACCATCTAAATATGCAACAACAGCACCATCTGCTGTAGTTGTTTGATCTCCTACGACACCAAGTACGCCCGCTTTAATAAACTCACTGGCATTAGTACCGGTTACTAAGTACTGACCAGTAACACCGGTAACATAGTTGCGTGTTTTAGTTAAGTTAGCACCAGTTACACGACCACGTACTGCCTGTGCGCTAGCTGGCTCTGCTGATGAATTACTACCAAATGTAGAAGCAACGTTAAGAACTGATTTTGCGGCTACAGTTGCACCGCCACCCACAATGTTAGCTACTCCGGAAACATCGGCGAACGGTGCAGCCAATACGCCGGTTGTTTTGTCAAATGTAAATCCTGTATTACCACCAAATGCCCCTGCATCATTAAATTGAATTTGTGTATTAGAACCACTCGGTGCACCGTTTCCACCAGAAACTGTCGTCCAACTTAAATTACCAGCACCATCAGTAGTTAATAATTGATCCGTAGTACCGCCTGCAATATGTAAATTACCAACAGCTCCTAAAGTAACATTAGCTGTAGTGGTAAAGTTAACCACACCGTTTGCATTACTTACAGTCAACCCAATTAAATTTCCAGTACTGGTTATATTTGGTTGTGCATTAGTTAACACAGTGTTTGCTGTTGTGGCTCTAGCTGCCGCAACATAGTTTCCACCTGCGCCCGCTAATACTACATTGGCAATATTTCCTAATACTGTTTTTTCTGTAGTAGGTGTACCCGCCATGTTAACTACTGGTATAACAGTAGAAGTTGCTAAGTTTGCACCAATATTGGTTAATTCTGTGATTTTAATTGTTGTCATTTTTATATCCTAATATCTTTAAGCAAATACTGCTCCATTGTTACCGACACAGAACCACTTGCTTGCTATATATTGCAATGTACATGCATCACCGTTATCGCTAAACGTAATCGTTCCTGAACCTGCCCATCCTGGATTGGCTACTGTTATAACCATATTTCCACCTGAACTAAGCATCATAAATGTTTTAATCTGTCCCGCCGTACCTGTAGCTAATGTAGCAGTACTTGCGGTGAGTGTTGTAAAATAACTAGCGGTTACTGCTAAATTAGCCGCTGCCGCGTTAGCTAAACTCTCACTACCATTTAATATTAATTGTCCAGCAACAACAACATTTGCGGGTAAATTTACAGTTAATGTACCTGTAGTAGTTAATGGGCTTCCTGTAATAGATAACGTATTACTAGTTAATGCTACATTAGTTACACCAGTGTTAATTATATCTATTGTGCCTGCAGTACTATTAGCAGTTACTGTAATTCCGGTATTTCCAGTAAATGTATTGTATGGGCTAGCATTTGTAAATAACGTTGCAAAGTTATCTTTTGTCTTGTTAAATGCTGTGTATAGGCTGTCGCTACCGGTAGATTCGTTTTGTAATCCAATATTAATTACTTGTAGTCCTGAAATTGCCATAATTTAATCCTTATTATGTATTTATCAATAAGGACTAAATGTAATATCGTCAGGACGGACTAAAACTTGACCCGCATCCGCATGTTGTTGCCGCATTAGGATTACTGATTTTGAACTGTGAACCATTCAAATCTTCAACATAATCTATGCTGGCATTCTGTAAATATTGTGCTGATATACTATCAACCAACATACTTAACGATCCTGCAGGTATCTCAAAATCATCTTCATTTTGTTCTTCATCTATAGTAAAACCATACTGCATTCCACTACATCCGCCACCTTGTACAAACACACGTATTCTAGCTTTTGGATTATTCTCCTCAGCTAAAATATCAGCTATCTTTATAGTAGCATTCTCTGTTATTTCTATCATAAACTCTTACCCCATCTTGTGTTAATTACATTCCAATTAATGATTTTCCATTGCTCTTTTAGATACTTTTTCTTATCGCTTCCGTAATCTAATAAAAACGCATGTTCCCACCAATCAATTAATAGTAGAATATCATTACGTACTTCATGGTTTTTTATTGTTTTTACACTACCATCATATGCTAGATAAACCCATCCTGACCCTTGAATCTTCATTGCTTCTTCTTCAAACTTAGATTTCATATCATCATACGTTTTATAATGTTTATTGATAAAGCCCATCATAGGGCCGTTTGGCTTGTTGTTATTTCTAACTTCACGAAATTGTGGGAATAATGTGTTATGCAAGAAGGCCCCTGCATAGTTGAAATCTTTATCACCCTCACCCTTGTTATAACGTTCAGCATAACCTTTGGCAAGTTTACCATAATGTAAGTCTAATGTATCCTGGCTTAATACAGGTTTAACTTCACTCGCAGTGAAGTTTAGTGGTATGATTTCTATATCTTGAGGTTTAGCCTTATCCTCAAGTAATTGAATTATATCTCTCATACATGTATTTATCGTATGAAAGACTATTGTAGATTAACGTCGGCGCACGATTCGGCCTTTTGATAAGTCGTATGGACTAAATTCTAATTCTACTATATCTCCGAGTAGAACTTTAATATCATGCTGGCGCATCTTGCCAGAGATATAACCTATTACATTTGTGTTATTTACTTTAACACGAAACGTGGCGTTAGGTAACACATCTGTTACCGTACCATCCATTCGTAAACCTTCTTCTTTTGCCATTCTACCTTCTCATTTTTGATATATCAATCGCTTCTTCTCTACTAAACACTGGAACCGCATTACTTTTATGTAATGTAGAAATCCCAACAATATTAGTACCTGTATATTGTGGAATATCTTTGGTGCGAACAGCTCCTGAATGACCAGTATCTAAACTAGCAATACGTTTTGTCTCACGTCCGGCTGGTGCGGACAAAGTATATTGTAATGGTTCAGCCGATAATGCACGTTTGCGCTTTTTGTCATCAGCATCTACCTCCCATTTTTTCTGCAATTCTTTCCAGTCGGCATCAAGTTGACGGGCTTTTTGTGCCTCTGCGCTATTACGAAACTTAATCTTGCCTTTACGTTTACCGCCTATAGATAGTGCGGGATGTGCTAAGTGCATAGTCATAATGTATGGGTCATAGTTATTAAACAGTTTCTATTATAGCAAAATATGGATTATTTGTCAAATCTTACTTCTTTAAGATTGCCCAAACTTTCTCTTTTTCTATGAGTTCTTGCTCTAGTTCTTTATAGCGTTTACTCAATTCTTTTAATTCATCCCATTTATCCTCTAGTTCAGGATTTGGGTGAAGGATAGCTAATCGTTCTTCAATCTTTTCAATCATACCAGTAAGGCTTTTGCCCTTAATAGTTACTTCACCTTCAAAATCAGCATCACCGTTAACCTTAAGGGTAGCACCTTTTATGTTAGGTTCTGATATTGATATATTACCCCAATTAGTACCAGTTGTAGTTGAAGTTAATACTTGTCCAGGGTTAGCACTCGTCCCGTTTAATCCCCAATATAAACTTCCACTTGAAGTATTATTGGGTATAGTAACTGTACTGGGGGTACCCGCATTTAAAGAATCACCTATCATAGTGGTAGTGTAAGTTGGATAACTCATTTGTTTGCTCGTTTTAAGATGTACTTGCCCTTTTCATCTATAGCAAATTCAATCTCATCACCTTCACGCCAACCCAATTCATCTAATAATTTCTGTGGTATAGGTAACATTAAATCACCTGTCTCTGGATCTTCATGGGTAATTACTTCATAACGTATTAAATTTTTGCCAGGCTTAGTCATACTATACTTATCAGGACAAGTAGGGGGAATAGATTTTTTCTAGTTCCTTAATAGTATGGTCAGTGTTCTCATCTTCATGCTTCACAGCAATACCACCGGCATTACTCCACAGATTTAAATACTTACCATAATCATCTACTAAGACATTTGGTTCACCATTACTCAATGCGTATTTGTGTTTATGTTGTGTAAAGATAGCATTTTGTGTAGCATTTGGATTATGTTCATCTAACCAATCTTTTTTGGCTTCTACACTAGCACTAGCATATGGTCCACGTAATGGAGCACTTAGTACACTGTATGGGATATTATGTTGATTTAACCATTGTACAACTTTACCTCCGCCTTGAAGAGGTTTTAGTTCTCTAAAAAACCTATACACTTCTTCAGGGCTACTTGAGGCTAACTCATTTATTGATGTTTCAGTATCAGGAATCTCTTTGTAATTACCAACATTATGTTTTCTGGCCCATGCCCCAAAGAAATCAGCTTGTACCCCATCCATATCTAAGTATAGATGTGGCATCTTTTTGTTTGTATCTTCCATTAATTCCTTAAGTTTCATTTAGCTATTATATCACCAATGGTATGACAAGCCAAATGCCTTGGGTTAATAACATTGTTCCAAAAATACTTACACCAATACTTCCCCAAAACATACGTTTATCTACCGCTAAAATACTAGCGGATAGTAACACAATTGCTAACTGAAATGCCATTGCGGCAAACGTCAACCATGGTGTATGTTTCTTAGCTTCATCACGTTCTGCTTCAATCTGTAATGCTTTAGCCATTAACTCTTTCTTACCTTCACCCTTACCTGGATCACTTTCATAACGGTCAATCTTAGCTTGTAATATTTCTTTACGTTTTGTATCGGTGGTAGCTTCTAATTGTCCTTCAGCAATACTTTGCTTGATACTTTTAGCTTGATAGAAGTTCCAAGTATCGTTTGCTTTGATTGTATTGGTTAGTATTTTACTACTGAATCCACTAGCCATGTATGTTGTTATTGCTAATAGTAGTGCGATGACGGTGATTACCCAGCCCGCTCTATCTTTAATTTGTGCTTCACGTTCACTACGTGATAATGTTTTTACTTCTGTCATGTTATTTCCTTTGTTATGACTTATGCTATTTTATTGAGTTTAATCAATTAAATATATATTTATACCCAATCAGAAGGAGAACGCCGATGAGTTGGTTCAAACATAAACCCAGAACAAAAACACCCCCAAAATTACATGCACATCATTCAAGCCCTATAGCAGAAAAGATATTAAAAGAGATAAAACTTGAAGTTACTGGTGTAAAAGCTAAGTTATCAGAACAAGAAAAAAAGAAGAAATGACTAGTAGAGAACTACAATTAATGTACCAACAATGGTGTCAGGGAAATGAAAATTATGATTTTCGTTGGTTAGACTTTGTTGAGATGGCAGCAAGACAGTTTAAGCAACCAGAAAGTGAAGTACTTAGAGAGTTACAAAAACATTATTGGTTTGTAAAAAATAATAAGTAGATTTTTTGCTAAATACTACTATATTATAGGTTTAACATTATGAATTTTGGTGGATTAACAATTTCAGGCGGAATGACAGTTTTAGGTGGCGGTGCTCCTGCAGTTACTCCCACGGTAGAATATCTAGTAGTCGCTGGTGGAGGTGGCGGAGGAAATGATGCAGTTGGATCAGGTTCAGGTGGCGGCGGCGGCGCAGGCGGATTTAGAACAGACTCTGGTTATTCAGTAACAGCTGGCACGCCAATCACAGTTACCGTCGGTGGTGGTGGTGGAAGTTATACTGCAGGGACTAATTCTGTATTTGACAATATCATTTCTAATGGTGGTGGTCGTGGCGGTAGATATGATGGATCAACTTATACAAATGCGACTGGCGGAAATGGTGGTTCTGGTGGCGGTGGCGGCATTTGGATAGGTCCATTAACTGCTCCGGGCGGATCAGGTAATACTCCAGCAACAACTCCATCGCAAGGAAATAATGGTGGTACTAGTGCTCATGTTTCTGGTGTTAATGGAGCAGGCGGTGGTGGTGGTGGTGCGTCTGCTGTTGGAGGGACAGCAACTCTCAGCCCTAATGCGGGGGGTAACGGAGGCGCGGGCACTATTTCATCTATTTCTGGTTCATCGGTTACATACGCCGGCGGTGGTGGCGGTGGCCTTAATGTTGGCCCCGGTACAGGCGGTTCAGGCGGTTCAGGTGGAGGTGGTAACGGTGCATACCCAAGCAATAACCCTACAAACGGCACCACCAACACAGGCGGTGGCGGTGGTGGTGCTTCACAAGGCACAACGGTTGGTTCTGGAGGATCCGGAATCGTAATTATTCGTTATGCAGACACATACGCAGCCGCAACAAGTTCAACCGGATCTCCAACAATAACTGTTGCGGGTGGATATAGAGTATATCAATGGACTAGTTCTGGTTCAATAACGTTCTAAAGGAAATACAATGCAAATAGGTAGTGGAATAGTTTTTACTAGTGGACTTAGTATTACTGGAAGTGATGATCCAGCAGTTACACCCACAGTAGAATGTCTTGTAGTTGCAGGTGGCGGTGGCGGTGGTGTGTTTATTGCTGGCGGTGGTGGCGCTGGTGGATTAAGTTATCAAGCCGCTAGATCGGTTACTGGAGGCACTCCATATACGGTAACAGTAGGCGCCGGCGGCCCTGGTGGGAATAGCGCCGAGGTCACCAATGGTGTGTCTGGAAGCAATAGCGTCCTTGATACTATTACATCTAATGGTGGTGGTGGTGGCTGCGGCACAGTAATTAGTGCTTTTTCCGGTGGTTCTGGAGGCGGCGGTGCGTATTTGCCAATTGGAGTGAGAGCAGGTGCTGCGGCTACACAAGGGAATACCGGCGGGGCAACTGGGTATGGGTTTGCCGGAGGTAACGGAATCAATCAAACCGGAGCGTTTGCGTCAGGTGGTGGCGGGGGTGCAGGTGCAGTAGGAACAAATGGATCAACAACATCCGTGTTAGGGGCAGGCGGTGCTGGCGGTATTGGTCGTCAATACAGTATTTCCGGAACTTCTCTTTACTATTCCGGAGGCGGTGGAGGCGCCGGCGGTGCAGATAGTTCAGGTAGCGATTCTGGCGGTAATGGTGGTGCTGGCGGTGGCGGTGGCGGTGGTCTTTACTTAAATAGTTCTGGATCACATACTGCCGGTACTGGTGGTTCAAACGGTGGCAGTGCAGCCAATGTTTCTTCTGGCGGTGGGGGTGCAGGCGGAGCAAACTCTGGTGGTGGAGGGGGTGGAGGGGGCGGCAACGGTGGACCAACTTCTTATGGCGGCCCAGGTGGTTCCGGTATAGTAATAATTCGTTATGCAGATAGTTATCCCGCGGCAACAAGTACAACTGGTAGTCCAACAATAACTGTAGCAGGCGGATATAGAGTATATACCTGGACCACTAGTGGTTCAATCACCTTCTAAGGGTAAATCTGATTAGTATATTCTCTAGTTGTATGATATACTATAACGAATAGGAGAATATATTGAAATCACTTTATCTAATACTACTAACTTTAGGAATATCAACCTGCTCCTATTCACAAGAACTAAAAGAAACCATAGAAGCAGAACTACCCTGCTACAACACAACAGACCTATTTAAAAATCTTAGAGAAAAATATAAAGAACTGCCTCTACTAACAGGCAAGGTAACAGATATAGCTAAATCAACTCTCAGTGTTTGGATGAACCCCACTGATAAGAATTGGACAATCGTTGCTACTTCAAAAGATATAAGCTGTATCGTTGGAATGGGTACTGATATTAAATTAATTAATTATAAGACAGGAACATCAATATGATTAAAAAATTAATTACAGTACTGGCACTAACAGCTTCATCTGCATACGCTACACCATTAACTGCACAAGCTTGGATAGTCGCTGATAGTAATGGTAGAATATTTGAAGCTTCTAATATGTCCGAAATACGTAGCATAGCTAGTATCACTAAACTAATGACTGCAATGGTTGTGCTAGATAGTGGTCAATCACTTACAGAAATCATTCCAAAAAAACTCTACAACAAACAACTTACTAGAGAAATACTTATTGATTTGGCAATCGTTAAATCAGATAATTCCGCTGCCAAACTATTATGCGATTACTATCCGGGAGGATATGATAACTGTATCAGTGCAATGAACACTAAAGCAACGTCATTACAAATGATTAACAGTACCTTTACCGACCCTACTGGATTGTTAGCTACAAACGTTAGTACAGCACAAGATTTAATTAAACTTGTATTCGCAGCCAGCAAGTATCCATTGATAGTAGAAGCTAGTAATATGGACGCAGTACGTTGGAGTATCAATAAGAAGAAAAATATAGAGTTTAGAAATACTAATACACTAGTAGGACCAAACAATTCGTTTATAGTAAGCAAGACAGGATGGATTACTAAATCAGGTGGATGTATTGTTATGATGATTAATACTGTAAATGGAATCAGGACCGTAGTCCTGTTGGGTTCAAAGAATACTAAAACTCGTATCCCAGAAGCTAAGATGCTATCTATGCTTTATTAATCTTTATTTTCAAACTTAGTGATATCTTTCTTAGGTACATAATCAACCCCGGGTACTGGACTATAGTCTTTTGTTAAACTAGGTATCATCTCATCACCATACTTCAATGTAATATAGCTAAACGTGCCGCTATTAGTAGTTGCTTGCATCCCAATCATTAAATGTCTATGCCATGATATTTTCATATCAACCACTTTCTTAATGTTGTTGTCTGTTAGTATATCTGTGAAGTTATTGTTTTCACGGTAAAAAGTATAGTATTTCATTTTTTCCAAAGTATAAAGTTTATGTAATCGGATTCTGTTTCAAAATAGAAATCATATAATCCACCATCACTGCCGCCTGCAAATTCTAGGCAATTATATCCCCAATCATTGGCGCAGTTTCTCTGACACCATTCAATGACAGGTTTTAATTCTCCGTAGCCGATTGATATTTCAGTTTTGTATTGGGTATCGGGTGACATTCACACCACCTTGTTCTAAAAATTCTAATCCTCTTGCATCTCTATATGCATCTCGGTAATAAACTTGTTTGATACCAGATTGATAAATGGCTTTAGCACAATGTATGCAAGGAGCATGTGTAACAAATAATGTAGCACCCTCACTAGATTCTGTACTTGCGGACACTTTTGAAATTACGTTCATCTCAGCGTGAAGGACCTCATCCTTAGTAACTAACCGATATCTACGATTACTCTCAACGGTACTGTCATATTCTTCATGTGGATATAGTTGTCCATCCCAAACATCACCGGGCATATATTCTTTATATTCACATTCGTTAGTCCATCCAGTTGGCATGCCATTATATCCTGTACCTAGAATCTTATTACCTTTAACGATAACTGCACCAACATTTAATCTGATTGCTGAACTTAATTTACTTGTCAGTTCAGCTATATCCATGTAATAGTCTATAAACTTAGATTTCATTTAACGTAGAATTTCTTAATATGTATTTTTGCACTACTATCGGGTAAGATACTTAGTACATAATTTGATTCATTATATTTTTTGCAAAAAACTTCACCTAATCTGTACTCACCTTTGAGTTGTTCAAATAGAAACTCTTTGCAAAAATCGTCAAATTCTTCCTTTGTAATTTTAAACTCTTTTTGTCCTTTACCTAAAGTTTGTAAGTCTAGTTGTTGCGCCATTTTATCAAACATCAATTAATCCCATAAAGCTCTAAAGTATTTTCCAAATAAATCCAAACCTTCTTGGATACGTTCCTCATGTAGTTGATGACCTTCAGCATCATAGAAGTGGTCATCGGGATTTTTATCAACCATTTGCCATGTATCTTCTACTTTACCTGTCATAGGATTAGGGTATGTTTTATCACTTTTGACCCAATCATAGTCACTTTTACCATGATGATATTTGTCACCATAATCTTCAAATGCTATTTGTTGAAAACTCCAAATCATTTTATCTAATGTTTCATCCCAACGTTTAGCACCGTCATTCCATGCTTCATCGTGTGATTCAATATAGAAATCAAAGCTTTGTTGTGTACTATATTCCTCGCCACCAACATCTACGAAATCATGAGGGATACCCTGTTTGGTTTGTTTCAATTGAATCAATGCTGGATAGATAATAGTAGCTAGAGTGTGGTCTAGTCCCCATGTATCAAATCTATCAACTTGTACATTGATTTTTCTGCGAGTTCCTTTTTTAGGATACTTGCCAATATTTATTTTCATACTTTTTCAGTTACCTTGCCTTCAATAAATGCAACAAAATAATCTCCGTGCTTTACTGTAGCATATTCAATTTTCTTGTATTCTCTACTTAGTTGTGCTAGTTGCTCTAGTGAATTTCCTTGACAAATAAAATCATTTGTGTCACGGTCATATAACAATATTGTATTGTCCACTAGTTCTGTCTCTAATTTAAAAACAGTGGGTCTAGTTTCTTCTTGTATGATAAGATATGAACGAATGTTTTTGCGTAATTTATACATGGTATAGAACTCGCCCATAACCCAACCTAAGGCTAAAATAAGAATGATATCAAGTAATGTCATAATGTTATTTATTAATAGTTAAGTTAGACCACTTCTTTAATTTCTTAAATTTATTCTTTTTGGCCGTCTCTAAACCTTGAACTGTAATACCCACATTGTTATCTGTAATCAACTCAACCATAGCCAATAGATCACCCAATTCTTCTTCAAGCATTTGGATATTAGTCATTGGTTTATTTGGTTTTATTTGATCTGGTCCAAATCTAAAACACTTGCTTACAGCCTGTGTAACTTCAGCACATTCTTCCTGTAAGATTAAAAGAATTTCTCTTGTATCTTCGTTCATTTGTTATTCCATCTGTAGTTATTTAATTCTGCTACCACTTCATCTAATGATTCTTGTACTTCCCAAATACCATGGGGAGGACAGAAAACATAAGTAATATTTTCAATTATCCCATCTTCTTTTTTAGCAAGATTGGGAGTATTATACACTGTTGCAATCAAATCAATATTGATTGCAATTTTATTGCCTTTGTGTGCATCACTGGCATTTGTAAGAGAGATAAACATTATTAAAATCCAATCATATTAGTTATATATAAAAAAACTATTGCAAAATTAACTGCAAAAACTAACCCATCCATGTAATACATCCATTTAGGACTGTTAGTATAATCCTTAGTTATTAGTAAATAACCAAAGAACAATACCACTCCTATGTTTAATAAAATCATTTTTGTTTCCTATTTGCCTTACTCATTACGTATTTTTCGTGATAGGGTTTCCAATCAGTCAAGTAATGTTCATGTTTAATCCAACGATGTATGCCCTTCTTTGCTTGTACTAGAAAGCCCCATTCACGTTGTTGTTTTCCCATGAAAAATAATGTTGTTGCTGGTTCTTCACCATCTAGTTCAAGCCAATGATATTCGCCTGCGCCACGTTTGATAATACTACCTGGACCACGCCACGTTTGAAATTCTGTAAGCATTTTACCGTTATCATCAAACACTGGGGTATGCTCCCAATAACCACCCTTAAGAACGATAGTCATATAAGACCATGGATGGTCATGAAATATAGGATCATCACTACGAACAATCTTATGTAATGTAATGTTGAAGGGGAACCAATTACGGTCTTTAAGAAACAAATAATACCTATGCATGTAATCTAGTCCTGTCCTACGATCAGGGATCAAACGATAACGACCTAACTTATTCATAATTTTGTGAAATAAACTCATTACTATCTCCTATCTGATAGACTATTATAACATACAATTGAATTAAACACAAGGCTAAAGGCAGAAAAAGGGTGACGAATCACCCTTTATTCACATCTCAAATTTGAGATTAAACAAGGCCCATTGCCATGGCCTTGTAACCAGCGGCTACAACTTCACGACTTGGTGTACCCAAACGATACTTAGTGTAAGTACCACCAAGTTTGTTTGTACGCTTGTTAGCGTAGATTGCCAAACCGCCACGCAAGCGCAAATCGCTTACTGTAGCTGTTGGGTTAGCAAATCCAAAACGTTGGGTAATTTGCTTTGCAGTCAATTCTGCACCTTGCTCAAATGCCTGAATAAGGCGTGCTTGTTTAGTTAATGTCATTTTATTTTCCTTTAAAAATTTCGCTGTTCTCACAACGTGTTACTATTGTATAACAACTAGTAGTTATATACAATATCTTTTGGTCACCTAGTTTAATTTAGATGTCCAAAAACTTTAACTCAAACACATCGGCTTGAGGATCAGCACCCTTGTAACCACGAGGATTACATACCACTCTGGTAGTGCCAATATTATAATCAAATGGGTCATGCATGTGTCCATGAGTCCATAGGGTAATTTGTGGATGATCTAACATGAATTCACTCAATTCACTATGATAACCACCATTCATTACATAATGAACATTATGTTTATATCTGTCATGGGTACTCATTGCACTAGGTGCATGATGTCCTACAAATACAACTTTCTTATCCTTCATATCAGCTAACACTTGTTTCAAGTAACTTAGTGTTTGTTGATGACGGTGTACAGTATGTGCTGGACGTAACTTAGTATATCCATGCTCATCATTACGAATTACCCTATAATCATTCATCATATCACTTAACGAATGTAGTGTTAATGGATCACCTTTATTACAATCAGTCCACAACGTAGCACCAATAAAGGACACTTCATTGATAACCTTAATGTCGTTTTCAAGGAAGTAAACATTAGGATAAGCCGCACATGCTTCACGCAGGTGATCTAAGCTAGCACTCCAGCGTCCGTGATAGAATTCATGATTACCTGCAATATAAACAACATGAGGGAATTCATTGCTTACTCTAGTAAGGAAAGCACGAAACCTTTGTGCGGCTTTTTGTCTTGTGCCTAATTCAGTATAAGATTCATATGGACTAATTACAGTTGGGGGATGATTATGTAAATCTTCTGCTAACATAATATCGCCCGATAGGATAAGGACCTCAGCATCTTCACTATTCTTGAGGTCAATATCTTCAAACTCTAAATGCAGGTCACTGCACAATGCGATTTTCATTTAACCAATTCTGTTATATGTTTACACGTACCACGATATGTCCATCCCGGGCACGTACAAGTTTTTTCATCAGTATCAATAGAATAGACATTGCCTTTACTACCTGACACTTTGATGATTGTACTCTTTTCTTTTACTTCTTTGAAAGGATTTGGCTTTGCTGTTACAAACTTACGACCACGTTTATCTATTGTGATCGGGTTTTTAAAGTAATGAGGAGTAGTAGAACCAACCTTGATGTACGCAACCATTTTGGATCCGTCAAGTAAGTAAGTATGATTAGCATTGTTACTATCATTCCAAACTGTTGTTTCTACTACTGCTTCCATATTAAGCTACCTCTGTTTCTTCTTGTGCAATACGGTCTTGTTCGTCTTTAATTGCAGACTCTAATGTAACAAAGGCTCCGTCGTGGTCACAAACAAACCAAACAGCTTTGCCATCAATGTTGCGCAGGATATAATCATATTCCTGATGTTCGCACTTATTAAAATAATCATTGATATCATTGTAATAGCGAGCCTCGGAACCTACTTCACCACGATCACGACCATAGAATGTAGTCATGTCTTTATACAAATGAGAATATTCAACCAATGTCATGTCTTCCACATCATAGTGACTGAAGGGATGCTTTGTACCAATTTGTGGACGCAAACTAGACAAGTCACCGAGGTCAATCAAGTCACGCAAGATAAAGGGATTAGAATAATACTCCATCAACATTTTACCGTTGTGAGCCAAATAACCATCCCAGTGACTGTACACCTGACCGATAGTACCATCAGCGAATTCTAATGCAATTGTAGAGCGAGTAGCCATTTTGTAAGTCCTTTATTTAACTGTCTAAGAATATATTATAGCACAAATGCCATTTAATGTCAAATTTTACACCAAGTCTACTTGGACTTGTTTGCCCCGGATTGTGTGACCGAGACCTGTCGGAATCGGTTGATTTGTGCGGTTAGCTTCATAACGCAAATAAGACAATTTAATCAATGCATCCCAGCAAGTAGCACGGGCGTTAACGGTAGCAAACATTTCCGTCATTTGCTGGATTGTCATATACATACCGATATCGTTTTCGGATCCGTCACCCTTGAAAATTACACGGAATTTTTGTGAATTTTTGAAGCCGTC